ACAAGCGGCTACCTATTTTCTCAACCATTCAATATACACCGCGCGGTTAGAGGAAAACGAGTCGCCGACTGGGACGACATACTGGCGAGGTTGAGATGACTAAAATTGATGCGACTACGATGTATAGCTTACTGCAACGCTATCTGCCACTGTTAGAGTTCCTGGAACGCGAAACGGGATATGGTAGCTACATCATCAAAATGCATGGCAAGCGGCCTGTTAAATTATGGCGTATGTCATCGGCGCAAGTTTTTGAATCCAAAAATCAGTCGGACGACTTCACCAGCGCACGCGATTCTAACTTATAGCGTTAAGGTTGTAGTCGCGTTTGTATGTAGTTAAAATATGCACAACAATGAGGAATAATCATGCCATATTCTAAGATTTCTGAATTACCAGATCAAGTCAAGGTTCTGCCAGAGGAAGCCCAACGGCAGTTTTTGCGTGTCGTCAACAGTGCAACGGATCGCGGGGACGACGAGGAAACCGCATTCGCCAAGGCATGGGGCGCAATCAAGCGCGGGTACGAGAAGAACAAAGATGGCGAGTGGGTTGCCAAGATGACTGATGAGCCAGAATTGTTAGTTGAACTTGGCGAGGGGATGGATGGTGGGTGGCGTTTGTATATGCCATTCAAGGTCATTCATCATGGTATTCGTAAAGACTTCACTATCAATGACGGCATTGAAATGGTGAGTAACTTCAAGCAAAGCGTGCCGGATTACGATCTCCCTATTAACACGCTACATCGTGACGAGTTTGGGGTTTACGGGACTATCGCTGATTTGCGCGTTTCGGAGCGTGGGGTTGAATGGCTACCAGCGTTCCGCGATGGTGCTGTTGAAGAACTGGTGAAAAAGGGTTACAAGTACGCCTCTCCAGAAGTGCAGTTCAACGGATACGTAGGCGTATTCGATGGCAAAGAATACAAGAATGTAGCACTAGGAATTGCCTTAACCCCGCGCCCGCGACTGGGGCGTGACACACTCGTTTTCAGCGATGGCGAATGGCAGGAATATACAGAGGAATATAGCGCGAGCGACGAAGTGCAAGAAATGCACCGTTTTGCATTTGAGTTCCCGCAATTCAGGAAATGGGCAGAGGAAAAGATTGCGGCGATTGAGAAAGCATTTGAGCAACCACCCGCCGCAGAAATGCTCAGTGATGAGAATAACGAAAAGGAGCAAGCTATGGATGAACAGGAAAAGGTGAATGTTCAGGCAGACGATACTCGACTGCAAGAGAAAGATGCGGAGATCACCGCGCTCCAAGAAGAGAAGGCGCGGTTGCAAGAAGAACAAGAACAGATGAAAGTGAAGCTCGCCGAGTTTGAGGCGGCCAAGGCTGAAGCAGAGCGGGTTGCACTTGAAGAGAAACTGGCGCGGCGCAAGCTGGAATTTGCAGAGACCGCCAAGCAGTTCTCGACTATTCCAGAAGACGGCTTCGGCGATGAACTGATGTGGCTGAATGATGCAGATACCACAGAAGGCAAGGCGCATTATGAGAAGTTTATGAACGTCTTGCGTGCTCTGGTCAATCAGGAAAAGACTGCTGCCCTGTTTAGCGAAGCTGGGCATGAGGGCAGTGGCGCGAAGACACCAGAGGAACGCTTTGAGATGAAAGTTAAAGAAGCGATGAGTGAGGGTTTGAGCCGCGCCGATGCAATCGCAAAGGCCGCGAAAGAGAACGGCGCGCTGTACGCTGAATACGATGCTGCCGTAACCAAGACTTTGAACGAATAGGTAAAGGAGAAAACTAATGGCGAAACAATTTAGCGGTATCGATGTCCCTATGGCGGCATACGATGACCTGTCTTCGAGCCAGTGGCTTTTCGTCAAGATGAACGGCAATGATACGGTTGATGCGTGCAGCGCGGCAACCGACATCGTGATGGGCGTTCTGCAGGACGAAGCCAGCACTGGGCGGGGCGTCAACGTGCGCGTTCTGGGACACTCCAAGGTTTATCTTGGCGGTGTTGTGGCGGCTGGCGATCTGGTCGGCACGTACACTGACGCGAAGGCAGTGAAGATCACTGCGGGTACGAGTACCACGGCTTATGTTGCTGGGCGCTGTGTCGTCGGCGGCAATACTGGCGAAGTGGGCGAGATCGTGCTTATTCCTGGTGGACGCGCTGCGTAAAGGAGAATAAACAATGCCTAACTTGATGCCTTTGGCTAAAGATGTACACGTCAACAAAATGTTGACCGATATTCTGGTTGGTTATCACAACAGTGACTTTATCGCCGACCAGATTTTTCCGGCAGTGATGGTGAGCAAGCAGTCTGACATCATCCCGGCCATTAACAAAAGCGCGTTCTTCCGTGACGAGGCGGCAATTCCGCTGGGCGAGACTAGCGAGGCCGGAGACATCGGCTATACCGTTGACACCACGGATACGTACTACTGCTTACGCTACGGTGTGAAGCACTTTATTAGCGACGACCGCCGAGCCAACGAGGATGACCCATTCAACTCCGACCGCGAGAGCGCGATGCTGGTGACTAACGCCATCCGCCTGCGCCGCGAGCGCAGTTTCGTGGCGAATAACTGGACGACCTCGAAGTGGACTACGGATGTGACTGGTGGCAGCACCGTTACCAAGTGGTCTGACTACGGCACGTCTACCCCCATCGAGAACCTGCGCACCTACAAGCGCACGATTCGGCGTCTGCTTGGGCGCGAACCGAACTTGCTCGTCTTGGGCGATTTGACGGCTGACCGCCTGCTCGATCACCCTGACGTGATTGACCGCATCAAGTACACCGAGCGCGGTATTGCCACGCCCGAATTGCTGGCGACCCTGTTTGGTGTGGAGCGCGTGTTGATCGGCAAGAGCGTGTACACGGCGTCTGCCGAGGGCACTGCGGAAGACAGCGTCTCTTATACCGCGTCCTGGGATGACGACGCACTGTTGCTTTACGTGCCGCAGTCTCCGTCGATCTGGGAACCCGCCGCAGGCTACACCTTCTTCTGGAACACCGGCATGGGTAACGGGATGGAGACCATTCGCAAGTACCGCGACGACAAGCTGATGGGCGACTACATCGAGGCGCGGAGCTACTACACGCAGAAGCTCTTGGTCGAAGATGCGGGCGTGTTCTTCTCCGACATCGTTGACTAGCAGCTAACAATTTAGCCACGGCTCGTTGAAATATACGAGCCGTGGAAAAGCAAAGGAGACCCGTGGGAAACTACAGTGGAAAATGGGTAGTCGCCAGAAAGCGGTTCGGCTACGCTGGCAGACAAAGAGACATCGGAGAAGTCTTTCAACTAAAAGGAATGCGCAACGACGACAAGTTGTGGGGGCTGGACGTTGAGGGCGAGCCGCGTCTAGGACGCTACACGGAACCATTCGACAAAGACCCAAGCAAATGTCCGAAGTGCGCCGAGTGTGGAGCAATATTCGCTAACGAAGACTTGCGAACCGTACACGGGGATCATGCACATAAAGGAGAATAAACAATGCCAAATGTATTAGCTGGCAGGACTTATGTTAAAGGCAAGGTAGAGGCGCAGCAAGGGGCGCACATGGTCAACGTGAGCCATAACACTTTTGCCTATACTGATACTACAGACAAAACGCTGTTTACCATTCCGGCGAACTCTAACGTCTGCGGTATTACATTGAATGTCCAGACCGCATTTGACGACAGCGGAACGGACGTTGTTGACATTGGCAAGTCCGGTACTACGAACCACTTTGTCAATGATCTCACCGTCACTGCATCTGGACAGACAGTGACGGGATGGAGCAACCTGGGCGACGTGGGGACGAGTGATATTACCGTAGTCGCAAAGTACGTCGGGCAGACCGGTGATGCCACCAACGGTCAAGCGGAACTGTTTATGTTCTGGTACCAAGACTAAGACAATTATAACCCGCGCCAAGACGCAGGCGCAATCAAGGTTTGAACACCTTCTGCCTGAACCTATAATGGACACAAATGGCAGAAGGTGTTTTTAATTTATTAGCATACCGGAAAGGATAGCCGCTATGATAAACCCCGTTGTAATCTTCGGAACATGCCGTGAGCGCATGGCATATTGGGAGCATGTTGATTCTGTGCTATCCGCGCAGAGATACCTGGTATCGAAGGGTATCTCGGTTGGGATGATTTACGACTCGCCCACCTACATCCGCGAGGGACGTCTGCGAATTGCACAGAAGTTTATGGCAATGGAGGACGCCACGCACCTGTGTTTCGTGGACTCCGACAATATGCTACACGAAGAAACGGTATGGCGGTTACTCAAATATAATGTGCCAGTTATCGGGGCGTTATATTTCAAGCGGTGCGGACTGCCCGAAGCAGTAGCATTTAAGTGGGCAGACGAAGAAAAGCAAAAGTGTTATTCTGCATCACAAGAAATCCGTGACTGGATGATCGAGCGTAAGGTAGAATTGAAAGCCGCGCCGCAGATCGTTGATACATACGGCGATTCGCTTTTGCAAGTGGACGTACTCGGCTTTGGCGGAGTGCTAATTCGCCGCGACGTGTTACAACATCTATTTGATAAATACGGCGACATCTTCGGTGGGCATGCAGCAGACGTAGGTGAGGACGTATACTTTTCGCGGCTGTGTGCATTAGAGGGGATTCCGATCTACGTGGACATGGCAAACATTATTGGGCATCTCGCCCATTACGACGTAACTCTGCATGACTTTATGCAGATAGGGAAATGGGAATTGGGAGAAAGATAAATGGCACATACAAATACAGCCTTTGTACAAGCAAAAAACGGCACGGTTGCCGATGTGGTTGTCGCTCTTGGTACGGCACCGTTTGATTTCTCGACAGCGAATTTGCTGAGAGCTGCCGAGGCTATTGTAGTAGCAAACACAAACGGCATTGTCATTACATGGGAGGGCACTAATCCCACGGCCACGCTTGGGATGCCTGTCGCTGCGGGATCGCATTACGTTGTTGAGGGGCGCGATGATATTCCGCGCGTAAGGATTATTAGCAAAGACACCGTAGCGGCAGATGTAACTGTATTCCTGAAGGGCTGAACGCGCGCATCAAAGCAAAAAGGAATAACACCTTGGACACCAACATAATTCCCCTCATTAGCGGGCTGATCGTAGCAATCGGGAGTCTAATCAGCGCGGTTGTAACCATTAAAAAGGTCAAGGCCGATATAGCCAAAGAAAAAGATGAGTCAAACAGTGCTCTCTCGAAAGAGATTGTTGAACAGGCAAAACACTGGCTAGAACAACAGGGAGTATATATAGACAAACTATCGCAAGACACCGAAAAGGCGCGCGACGAGGCGGAATCCGTAAAGCAAGAAATGGAAGAACTGCGTAAAGACCAGGAGCGCACCAAGAAAGAACAAGCCGAACGCGAAGAAGCATATCAGAACTACATTCGCTATCTGCTGCGCAACATCAAAGACCTGACACAACAGATATGCGATTTTGGGCAAGTGCCTGTTTTCATCCCAATGTCATTTGACGAGTACACGAAAGGATAGACTGGCGAGATAATGCTAATTACAAGTTACAGCACATACAATACCAGCGTCGCTATAGACGCAACCAATACGCAACTTGCGCAAGGGTTTAAGTCCACGCGCGATATTCCGGTCGGGCGGGTATATTTGCATTTGGCTGTAACTGGTGATCCGGGCGGGTATCTCTATTTGGAAATCCAGGAGGACTATGACGGGCTACCAAGCGGAGACGTTGTAGAGAACGGGACAAGCAATCCAATCCTGATTAGCGAAATTGTGGCCGGGCTGACCGCGATTGACTTTGATGTAGATGCTCGCCCAATGCTAACGGGCAACGAAACATATCATATTGTGGTTAGAACATCTACGACTTACACGGCGGATGCAGGTAATTACGTATCTATCGGTGTAGATCAGGACGACCCGTATTACACCAAGGGTACAGCGAGCGAGTATACGTCAGCTACGTGGGGCGCAATATCTCCTGCGGCAGTGTTCAACTTTTATATGTACACGAGCAGTAAAACGGCTGGATTTTATTCTAGCCTGCAACAGATCGAGGCATTAACCAAGTCCCTCACGAAATCTTCTAGTGGTAAGTATACCGCAGACACAATTCCAACCATTACTGAGGTAGTAGATTTCCAGGACGAT